TAAGAACCTGTCAAAAAGATGAACAAACTACTAGCCCTAGAAGTAGCTAGAGAAATGAACCTTAGTCCTGAGAAAGTATTACAAGTATGTAAGTCCTTTCATGATGGATTAAAGGAATTATTAAAGAAACCAGCAGAAGCTAAAGCTGGAATCTATATTACGAACTTCCTATCAATGAATTTGAGGGAATACCAAATATTACACTCTTTGGGTAGAGAAAATCCACATGATGTGGAGACAAAAGAAATAGTTTTAGAAAATTTAAAAAAGTACAAAAGAAATGAAAACAAGTCTAAGAAAGGACAAACCTAAGCACAAGACTACGATGCTTGATTTTATTAAAGAGAATCAATCTAACGATCCTCTTGCAAAACAAACTATTAATGCGCAAAGTAATATACATGCGTTTAAGTATACGGATGAGTATATGGAACAAGTTCAGAAGTATAATCAAGAACTTACAACTCTAGATCCACTTTATACATCAGTTAAGCCATTACATGAAATTTTAGTGAGATTTTACTTACATGAGCCTACAAAAGTGGGGAGCCTTGTTATGCCCTTTAAAGAGTTTATACCTGTTCCAACTAATTCCGGTGTAGGTAAATCTATGGAATTGGAAACAGACTTTCCATTTGCAGATAAGGCTGTGATTGTAGCAGCTCCTGAATCCAATCCACTTAAACCTGGAGATATTGTAAAGACTGCTCGTAATGCTACAAAGCTTCTTATGTTAGGCACAGGTGCTAATGCAGTTATTAAGATTGAGCAGTCTTTTACTCATCCTGATTCAATGTTGCATTTACCTACTACAGATATTAATAGTCCACACTATGGTTATGCTCTCATTCAGTATCACTTAATTCAAGCTAAACTTTAATATGGTAAGTGGAGCGACATATTGTATTACAGGAGATTTATCTAATCTAGATAATTTAGAATCAAATGCTGAGTTTTCCAAGGTTGGATTATTTATTAGATTTGATGAAGGTGAAGAAGAATTGGTTTGTGAATACTCTAAAAAGCAGTTTGAAACTAGCCCTGTGAGTAATATAAAACCGGTTAAAATTCCCGATGGATTTACAGGTATGTTTAATTCATGGTTGTTTTTTACTCCATCTGGAAGGAGTTTTGGTTTAACAGTAAAGATATTAGAGTAATGTGGGATAAGAAAGAACATGATTTTGGAGAAGTTAATCATTCTTCTATTCAGAATATAGAATTTACATATACAGGAAGTAAGGAGGTTTTAGAAATAGAACCTCTTTGCAACTGTGTTGGTTATACATTTAAGGATAATATACTTAAGTTGAGATGGAAGATTAAACAGAATCCCATCAAGTCTTATGATAGTAAGAAGATTGTAATGATTACTTATAAAGATCTTACAATAGATGATTTAACTTTAAAAGCTCACATATTAGCATGAGTCAAACAAATGAATTTGAACTAATAGTTTTAAGATGGTCTGGAAAATATAATCCTTTAGAGTTAATTATGCTTAAATCCTTACTTGAAAGGAAGGAACAAAATGTTCATCCTTGTATGATGGATTTTCTAATTAATTGTATAGAATCTGAATATGTTCAAAATTGGTATTATGATGGAGATCATATAAAGAAGATACCAGAATCTAGTAAGGATATTATGATATACAAAATAGGATACGATCATTTGGTTAGTTCCTTTGATGAACTGAATGATCTGGAGAGAATGATACTTAAAGCTTTCTTTATGAAGCAAGATGAACTTGATGGCTGGGATAAAGCACAACTTAAATGGTTAAATAAATGAGTAGTTTCTCGAATATAAATAAAAGTCAGTCAGGTAATTTCTGGATACTTAATCCTCATATTAGATATGTAGAACCTTTTTCTCACATGTATAAGAAGGATAAGACTAGAGACAAAGAACAGAGTTCTGATGATATGTGGTGTATTCTATGGATGACAGATCCAGACGAAGAGGTTAATAAGTATTATAGAGTTACAGATAAAGAGGAGAGATTGAAGATATGTCAGAGTTACAACAAGAACTTTGATCCAGAACATCCTATTATAAAAGAAGCTTTAGAAAAGTATCCGTTCTTATGCCTAACAGCTGATGAATTGGCTTACAAGCTACAGAAAGATCAGTTGATTGAGATCTCCCTATTCTTATCTAAGCAAGAAATTACATTAGAATCTGCTAAAGAGATTATTGATCTAAAGGCTAAGATGCCTAAGATCTATCAAGACTTTGAGAAGATTGATAAGATGTTTAAGACTAACAAATCTGAAGCTAGAGTTTGGGGTAACAGAAAACAAACTGCTAGAGAAAAAGGAACAATATTACCTGATGAATAATGGCAACTAAGATAAAGAATGAATATACAGATTTTTTAGATACCTTTCTTCACTATAAAGGGCGAGGAGCTAATAATGGTCAATGGGAATCTTGGAAAGATAAAGAGCATGAGTATGATACTGTAGAGTTGTTAAGGCCGCACTCCTGGAAAACAATAGGTAAGGTAAGATTGCTTTATTATATAAACGAATATCCAGAAGAATACCAGGGCCACGAGTTTCATATTGAGGTTTGGTTAAACTCTTACTGTGAGTTTTATACCATGTTTGAAGGATGGGTAGATTCATTGGATGAGCTGAAGATAATTCTTAAATGTATTGGAATTAAATATGAGAATTAAAGTAAGTTTAGATACGAAAGATGAATGGAATGATTGTTGGTTAGAAACTAAGTATATTGGTTCTAGAGATGAAACATTTAATATGTGGATCTATCCTACACTATGGCCTAGTTGTGCAAAGAATGATGGGTTCTTTAGGGTAGATCATTATAGATCTAATTCTGATATTTTAATAAATATTAAAAGTTGGCTCATAGAGTGTAGATATTATATTACTCAATTACCAAAAGAAGAAAATGATAGAATTACTACTGCGTTGCAGAAAATTAGCTCTATTCTTAAGCGAATATTCCTTCGGTAATATTAGGTTTAGAGCTGAACAGTTAATAAAAGATATAGATAGATATGTTGAAGAAGAAACAATCTATCGCTAACCTGCAGGTGATTCCTGCAACAATATATCCTTGTAATATTTATGTGTTTAAAGGATTTACTTTTGAAGAGGCTAAAGAGGATTTGTTAGAAATTTGTGGAGAAGATTATAAAGTCTATATAAACAAACATACGTTTGAAACTCCTGGGCATACTATTAAGACTCCACAAGGGTCTATACTTATTATGTTGAATAGGGATAATTTAGATGATATGCCAATTATAGCTCATGAAGCATTTCATGCCACAGAGTTTATAATGGAATATATTAATACACCTCTTACAGATAGTACTTCAGAACCATATGCTTACTTGCTAGGATATATTGTAGAACAAATAATAAAATGAAATATTTAGAAGCTGTTACCGTATGTGTTGGTTACGCGGATATATTAAGGATTACAATGCCTTATAATAAATCTCTGATTGATAGTTGGATAATTGTTACATCTCCAGAAGACAAGGAGACGTTTGACCTTTGTAAATATTATAATGTTCCAGTAGTGGTGACTGATAAGTTCTATGAAGATGGAGCAGAGTTTAATAAGGCTAAAGGTATTAATGAAGGATTTAAGAAGTTAGTTAAAGTAGATTGGGTTCTACATCTAGATGCAGATATAATGTTACCTGCTAATTTTAGGCAGATATGTAAGGAAGATCAACTACAGAAAGATGCTATTTATGGTATTGATAGAGTTAATGTTGTTGGAGATCAAAGATTATTTGAGTTACTAATTACAAAAGAAAGTCAGATAAAACAATGGACTTATTTAAACAACAGGACAAACTTTGATCCGACGTTTAGACTGCATAATTTAAATGCTGGTTATAATGTTATTGGATTTTTCCAATTGTTTCACTCATCTTACTTGAAAGATAAAGATCCCTGGTATCCAGAAAATCATACCTCTGCAGCAAGAACTGATGTAGGATTTCAACAACAATGGCCTTTGAATAAAAGATTGTTTTATCCTGGTATAATTGCATATCATATTGAGACTGAGTATTCTTCTAAAGGTGTGAATTGGAACGGTAGAAAGACTAAGAAAATAGGTAATTTAGATAAAGAATATACTCCTAGTTATCCAGAGTGGTATTATAAGAATTTACCAAATCCTCAACAATATGGTTATTAAGATATGATAGTAGATATTGAATTGCTTAAGAGGGATTTAGTTGTGATTGAGAATATTCAGAACTTTCTAGTTAAAGTTCCAACTCTCCATCCTGATAATCCTCAATATAATTCGTTATGGAAAAAATACTTTCAATATTGTATTGAAGGGTTATGGGCTTATGATAATAAGGGATGGAGGTTTATGCCCCCGTCCCTTTTTTATTATATAAACTTCTTTAAGATTGAACACACAGAAAGAGGATCTAAAGTAAGAAGACAAGTTAAACCTAGTCTAAGAGATTTAAACTGGTTGATACACTATACTTATTTAGAGGCTCAGGGTTTTTCTGGATTTAAAGATGATGATTTATATTCGTGTGATGTTGCATTAGTAGATGAAGTATTGTTTAGAGAGATTGAAGGTTCTGATAAAGAAGAATACAGAACTAGACTTCTTAATATTCATCAATCTAATGGACAAAGAAAGATTTACGTTTCCCCTAGAGAGTATGTAAAGAAACTACATAACAAAGAATTAGGTAGACCATTGTATGCTAATCCTGCTCAGAACTTTATTTTGTTCGGGGCCAGAGGCGGAGGCAAGTCTTATGACATATCAGGTATTAATGCTCACGTTTTAACATTTGACGGAGCAAAAGAATATACAAGAGCTGCTCTTGAAAACCCAACTGTAGCTGCAATTGCAGTAGGAGCTGGAAGTACAGAGAAATCTTCTGAATTAGTACAGAAGATAGTGTATGGATTAAATGCTCTTGGAACAGATAAAGACTTAGGAGTTTATGGTAGTCCTGAAGATGCTATTTACGAACCTAATCCGTTTTATAGAAATTGGATAGGTGATGCTAAACCTGGTAATAAGAAGAATCCTTTTAGATATGTTTATGAAGTAGAGACTGAAAGAGGATGGGTAAAGCAAGGAACCAACACAAAGATGTTTCATATTAACTATTCTGATAAAAAGCAGGATGGTACACAAGCAGCAGCTGGTGGTAGATATTTACTCTCTACTTATGAAGAGATTGGTTTATTACCCAATTTTAGAGATGCACTTCTAAGTAATATTGGCACTGTATCTGTAGATGGTGAACAGTTTGGTGTTCAAGTAGCAATTGGTACCTCAGGTAATATTGATTTAGTACAACAAACTAAGTTGGTGTTTGAGAATCCTGAGGAATATAACTTCTTGGCATTTGAAAATATCTGGGAACCTTCAGAGAAAAAGATTGGTTTATTTGTTCCTGCTTATTTAACAGAACTTAGGTTTAAGGATAAGAATGGAAATACTAATGTAGAGCAGGCACTTAAGCATTATGAAGAAAGAAGATTACAAGAAGCTGCTAAAGATGACCCAGCTTCTCTTTATAATGAAAGAATGAACTATCCGTTAGTTCCATCTGATATGTGGATCTCTAACAAGGGAGCTTACTTTCCTCAGATAGAATTAATGGAAAGAGAGAAGGAACTACTTATTAATCAGCAGTATAAAATACTAGCTCAACCAACCAGATTGGTTTGGGATTCTAAACAACCTAATGGAGTTAGAGCTGACTTTTGCAATGAGACAGAGTTATTACACACTTTTCCATTTAATAGAACTGCTACTAAGATAGATGGTGGGGTTGCTATTTATGAAAGACCTCAGCTAATAAAAGGTGAAGTTCCACAGGATATGTATATATTTACATATGACCCCTATGTATCTGATAATATAGATGACGGAGGATCTTTAGGTGTAACCCTAGGTTTTCTTAATCCTAAATACACATCTCAGGGTTTTAATGGGAATTCATTGGTATGTTCATATATAGGTAAACACCCAAATGGCAAAGATGCTTACTATGAAATACAAGAGAAGCTCTTGGCTTATTATGGTAATCCTTATAGAGGATTATGGTATGAAGCTAACAGGGGTGATTCTGTTAGAGATTATTACCTAAGAAAGAAGAAATTGCATCTATTGGCTCTAGAACCACTAAGATCTAAAGATCCTGGAGTTCATCAGAAAAGAATAACTAAATATGGTTTTACTGTTGGTAATCAGGTAGATAAAATTGAAATGATTGATGATACTGCGGAACTACTCTTGGTACAGACTAATTTTAACGGTAAGAAGAAAAGAGTAGTAGAAATATTACCATGTCTTTTCTTAGTACAACAATTAATTGCTTTTGAATTAAAAGGTAACTACGATGCAGTATCTAGTTTCCTAGGTTATCCACTAGCTCTAAAGGAGTTAGAACATGAAGTACTTAGTGAAAAGAATAAACCGAAATTTAATCCTCTTGCTGCTATATCTATGAATCCAAATATATTTAAGCAGTCAGATACACTTAATAGAATTAAAAGACTAAATGACAAGATTAGAGAACAACAATAACTCCACGAAAGGGGTACTGGAAGGTATAAGAAAAGCTTCTGATATTATTACATCTACAATGGGTGGTTCTGGAAAGAACATCTTAATGTTTGAAAAGAAACTCTTACAGTGGACTAAAGATGGTGTATCTGTTGCTAAAAAGATTCAGTTTAAAGATCCTGAGGAAGATGCTGGGGCACAGATGTTAATTACCGCTGCCAATAAGACTGTAAGGGAGTGTGGAGATGGGCCGCAACCATTATACTCAAAGATACTTACTCCTAATGGTTGGACTACTATGGGGGAAGTAAAAGAAGGAGATGTAATCTGTTCTACAGACGGTAGGTTTCAAACTATTGAAGAAGTTTTTGAAAAGGGTGAGCGGGAAATTTATGAAGTAAAATTTATGGATGGTAGAATAGTAGAATGTTGTGAAGATCATCTATGGACTGTTTTTACTAATTCTGGAAAACAGTTAACCACTACTACTAAGAAACTAATCGAATCTAATAAGATTTATTTGAAAAGGGGTTTGGGTGTATCTCAATATGGATATTATGTTCCAATTGCAGAAGTAGATTTTCAAGAAAAAGAACTGCCCATAGATCCCTATTTATTAGGATTAATTTTAGGAGATGGTAGTATATCCACTAAGACTATAAAAATAACCTTAGCTTTACACGAAGGATTTATATTAGAAAAATTACCAGTAGGTTTAAAACATTCTGTTTCTACGAATCTTAAAAAAAACTGTTTAAATATTACTTTAAACGGAAAAGAAATAAGAGATAAGCTTATAGGATTAGGATTGTTTGGTAAGAAAAGCGATAGTAAATTTATACCAGATCTTTATTTATATAATTCAAAAGATAATCGTAAAAAACTATTAGACGGTTTATTAGATTCAGATGGTCATCTTAATAAGAGGGGTAGGTTTGAGTATAGTACTGTTAGTGAAAATCTCTATAAAGGATTTTGTGAACTTACCAGAGGGCTTGGGTATTCATTATATTCTAAAATTCATTCCAGAAATAGTGATCCAGATTCTTACTCTCAGGTTCCTATATACAGGATACGTCAATTAAAAGGGTATACGAATGGAAATAAAATAGTTTCAATATTACCAACAGGAGTTAAAACTCAAATGAGATGTATTAAAGTTTCTAGTGAAAATAATTTATACGTTACTGATAATTATATTGTAACGCACAATACAACTCTCACAAGCTTATTTGTACAAGAGTTTGTCTCTAAGTTATTTAAACTTTGTGAAGAAAGACCTGTTAATGATGTATTAGAAGAGTGGGAAGGAAATATCAACCTGGTAGTTGAAGAATTGCAGAAAAGATCTCAGAAAATTGAAAATGTTGAACAGATATATAACATTGCTCTTACATCATGTAAGAATGAAGCTTTGGCTAAATTGATACATGAGATCTATAGAAAGGTTGGGCTTAAAGCCAGTATATCTGTTCAGTTGTCTGAACATTCTCCGGCATCCTATTACGAAGTAACTAAAGGTTTGAACTTTGATGGTGGGTTAATTCATCCATTATTTGCTAATCAGTTGAATGGAACTTACCAAGCAGAGAAACCTTATATCTGGTTAACAGAAGAAATAATGAATGATTTTGAAGGTAATGCTGAAGTGATAAATGATTTCCATGAGAATAAGATTCCTCTGATTATTATAGCAAAAGACTTTTCTGATTCTTTTATTAGGTATACCTTAACTAATAAGCAGAGTAAGAACTTAGATATATGCCTACTTAAACTTCCAGGTTGGGGTGCTGGAGTTAGAGAGAATGTGAGAGATATGAAGAGTTTTATTACTAGAGATAGAGTTAATAAGATTACTGTTACACCTACAGATTTTACACTTTATAATAATCCAGACAGCAAGAAGGTTAGAACTAGAATTAAACAGTTGGAAGCACAACAAGAAGGTTTTACCGAGGAGTTTGATATTAATGATTTTGCTAGAAGAATAGATACTCTAAATCAAACCTCTGCTATTATATATGTTGGAGGTAGAACCTTTGCTAATGCTCAGGAAGAATTTGATAGAATTGAAGATGCAGTAGGTGCATGTAGAACTGCATGTAGAGGTGGGTATATTAAAGGTGCTGGAGCAGAACTGCAAGATATTGCTGATAAATTTCAAATGCCTTTTCAAGATGTATTGTTAGCCCCACAATACAAGATATTTACTAATGCAAATCTTCCAATGAAACTCTTTAGTAATATACCATTTAATGTGAAAACAAAACAACCAGATCCTAACTTATTGGATCCCACAAATGTAGTAATTACAGCACTTCTTAATAGTTTTGCTCTTGCTACCTTATTGATAAATACAAGTTATATATTACATGATTAAGTTAAAAGTTTCTGAAAAAGAAAAATATGCTAAAGAGGGGGAATGGTTTAAAGAATATTTAAATTCTACTGTTCCTCAACTATTACCAGATACAGAAGATTACCAAGCGATGTTAATTGCATATAAGGTAGTAAATAATGATTTATCTGGATTTAAAGAATTATTAAAGAAGTTCTGTAATCCACTTGCAGATGATATTGGAGTTGTAGATGAGGATATTCAACCGTATCCTGAATTACATAACTCTATTAATGTGCTTAAAGGTGAGATTGTTCAACGAAGAGATCAACTTCATTTAATGCTGCTTTCAGCAAATGCTATTAAAGCTAAGAACCAAAAGATGTTTGAAGCTATTAAACAATCTGTAGATGAGAAGTTAGGGATAGAATTGCAGAAGATGGAAATGCAGATGCAGGGTATGGATGAGAAACAAGTTAACGAATTTATTCAAGGACTTAGGACTCAACTAGAACCTGAAGATTTAGCTCAAAAGAATTGGTTATCTGAAGTAGAAATCTTTTATAATAAAGCTCTGGAATATTGCACTTATGATCAAAATGTTCTTGATAAGAGGGTGGATACAATGGCTGATCTTGCTACCGCAGATAGATTTTTTATTTATTCTGGTTGGACACATGGTAAACCTACTCTGGAGATAAGGAATCCACTTTATGTTAGATGGCACAAATCTCCTAACGAGAAGATGGTGCATAAATCTGATTGGATTGTATACCAGAAACCTATCACTCTAACCAATGCTATTGAAGCTTATGAGTTAACTGATGAAGAGATTGAAGAGTTGAACATGTCCTACGGTAAAGGTTTAGATAATAGACACGCTTTAGGTAATACTAATGAGTTTGTTTTTGATCATACTAGACAGGATTTACTTTTAGCTGCTGCAGGACATAATGTAGATAAAGTGAAAGCCTCAAATGGTCTTTCAATGTTGGTAACTTGATAAGGTACTTCTCTAATATGACTTTTAGGATAAACATTAAAACCTA